TTGACATAATGCCTCGTGATTGCTCCTGCATGTCCTGTTGACGCTGGGTGTCCGCATCAACCACAATAGAATCATCCCATTCAAAGGACGCTTCATAAGCGCCGCGAGGTGACAGATTTCCCAGCGTAGCCCAAACATCCATCGCATACAGCAGGACGTTCAATGCCTTCTCAAGCGCCTTTTGTGTGTCCTTGATGGTGGCTGCCGACCGCTGTTTGGCGATCTTTAGCTCGGTCGCGGTCTTGTCGACCGTTTGGGGGTTTGACAGCGTTCCATAAGCCAAACCGCATTGAAACTCAACACGCCGGAGAATGGCATCTAGGCTGTTTAGTAAGGACACTTCCCGAATATCCGGTGACCATTCCTGATACAGCTTGCCTTCGCCGATAGCCGAACCCCCCGCCATAGCACGATGTAACCGTTTGTTCGGTAATTCGAACTTGCCGTCACTGTCTACCTTTAGCGCCGTCTCATCCACATAAAGCGCCTTTTCGCTGGCTTCAAGCTCCCATAAAAACTCGCTCCAGGCATAATCCGCCTGCCTGATCAGGTCTTCAGCGCCCGAATAACACGACACGCCCAACGGACTGTCAGGGTCAATGTTGTTAGCTTTGGGATAGCGGAAATATGCAAACAAAGGTCGCTCGATATTCTTAATGGTGGCTTCTGGCAGGATATCCGCCCAGGCGTCAACGGATGTCAACGGCACCTCATTACCCAAGTCGGACTCTGCGCTCGATTTGTAGGCTTTATTGACGATTTCACAGCCTGCGTCTGTCATAGAGTGATATTCAAGCCTGGAATACCAATGATTTTTGATTTTCTTTCGGTCGATAAATACCGCCGCTGTGATATCCCCGTCCGAATCAAAGCTCACAGGGTAGAACTGGTCAGCCTGCACAAAATCAACGGCGATCTTATCCCCATCAACGTAAGGCTTCATCACCAACCCGCCTTTAGCGCAGCCAAACTCAGTTTGGTGACGCATCTTCTCAACCACCCGCGCCAACTGCTCATTCAGGAAGTCCGCCCGCGCCGAACCCGTCACTTCGGCTTTCATCTCGATTGTCACGGTTCGGGCAATCTCACCCGATATTCCCATGCCTAAGCCCAGGGAGTAGACATCGTTGGGTTTCTTCTTGCCGTTGACATTGAAACTCACCCAGGGGGGATCATTCTCATAGATTTCCGTCCACAACTCCAGCCTGTCAGCCATGTCGCTGTTGATGGCGATATCCACGTTCAAAGCCTGCTTTATGTTCTGTTTTCCTAGCATCTTATTTATCCAATCTACTATCCAATTCCAAATTGTCTTAAACATTACACGCCCGCCCTTCTCCAGTAAAGATTACAGGCGTAGCGAGTAGAATCGATTGCATGATTGTCTTTGTCGGGGTAGGCACTGATGAACTCACCGTCCTTGTTCTGCTCATATTCGTAATTACGAAATTCCTCTGCGTGGTAAGGGCAGCGTTTGGGGTCAATCACAATCTTGATAGTTTGCAGCCATTTCATAGAGTACCGCACGGAATCGGCGCCCTTTTCAGCACCCTTGACATAAGCCCCGTAGGAGCGCAGGTCAGCAATTGACTTCGGCTCGGCACTGTCAGGAATAAGCAATTGTTTAGGATTGTAACCAGCCTTCAAGATATGATCATAAATCTCACGATTGCTCTGTTTCCAGTCACGCCATTCACTGAAAATGTAAAGCGTCCGTTTCGCCGCGTCAAAATGCGCCTTAGTGTAGTTTGTCGGATCGATGGTGTAACCCCAATCCAATCCGTGCAGGATGTGGTCAAATTGCTCAATCTCTTCATCCGTAATCGCTAGGAATTCCACATTATCGAATACCAGACCACCCAGGGCAACCGCTTCACCCAGATACTCATGTTTGTAAGCGTCAGGGTTGGTTTCCTTGACGTGTTCGGCTTCTCGAATGAACGCCTCCCCCAACCAATCACGGGGCGCTTCAAGGTAGGTGCTGTGGTGAACGAACCGATCTTCATCCGGTATTTCCAGCCATTTGTAAACCCAGTTGTTCTTGGAGCGTGGGGGGTTATAACTGTAAAACACAACCGCATTATCCCCACCCCTGATTGCCGACTGGTAGATAGAGCGGATGGAGTTCTCTCCGTGAAATTGGTCAAGCTCTTCAAACCACAAGATACCGATATGACCAAACTTCGGTTTGATGGACTTAATTTTCAGAGGCTTATCCCCACCCCTGAAGTAGATCATCTGTCCTGTGGGTAGGTACTCAATCTGCAAGGGTGAGGTCGTGCATTTGAATTTTTCTTCAAGCCCCAGATAATTGATCGCCCATTCTATCTGGGAGTAGACGCTATCCCGTAATGTATTCGCCACCTGACGTAAGACCAGGGCATGTTCTTCTGGATTGTTGATTAGCTGGTCGATTAAGACAAGTGAGAAGAATGAGGACTTCAGCGCGCCACGCCCGCCTTTTTCAACGAATTTCGTATAATCGTGCGCCTTGATATGCCGGTAGGTTTCAAAGTAAGACGGTCCGATAGCGGATGCGGGGAGTTGGAAGTAGGGGGCGCCTTCTTCAATTTCGTCCTCTTCTTTGGTAACTTGCGCAATCAAAGATTGTGAAGGTTTGCCAATAAGCCATTCTAAGATTTCGGTAGAAGAACGCTGTTTGATATTTTCATTCCTTGCCTGAAGTCCGCCTATCTTGACTTCAACGGCGTCCATCCCCGCTTCCTGCAATCTGAGCATGATTTGAAGGGCAACCTCGGTTTTAACACGCTGGGCAAGATTATTGAGATAATCCCTGATTTCAGAGTCCCAATTGTAAAACGTCCCCCTTGAAAAACCCGCGTTGGTATACCCCGCCTTATCCGTGTTGACTTTGCTTCTCTCCAACACGTAGGCGCGCTGTAAATCATCGTCTAATTGTTCAATTTCAGCCTTCAAATCGCTTAAATTAGGCATAATTCACGCGTTCTTTTATCCAAAACTTTCAACTTTTGGTCTATTCTTGCTCCATTTGCTTCCAATCATCCATATCGTATATAATCACCATCAGATATCGTTTATCTGCTTTTGTCTTTGCCAGAGGGGTCATAAACTCAATCGCGTCCTCTCCAGCCTCAAACTCGAAACGAGGTGAACCGTCCGCCATAGTTCGGGTCTGAGTAAAGGCTCCTTCAAACATTGCAATCGGGTCTGGGGTCACTCAAACCTCTCCTTCACCTTTAGCGGTAAACTATCATGCCATTCTCGCATGCGTTCTTCTCCGTACCGTTCACATTGCACCTTCCAGAAGTACCGTTTATTCTCATAGGTCTTTGCCTTGCCAGAAAACTTATGACAATCCACGCACACAAGCTGAAAGTTCTCGTCTACGTCCAGTTCGGGTACGCCTTTCCTGCGTCCGTAAAATACATGATGGGCTTCTTCTGCTGGATTGGTACACCCTTCCACCTCACACATAGGCTGAAATCGCTCGGCAATCAGTCGCAAAGCGGTGCTAGTCGCGGTCACTTGCGCACCTCTCACATACTTCAATCTCTTTCACAACCTCCCAGCCGTGACCTTCCGGCTTCAAGACTATGCTGGGGTCGTCATCATCAACGACTTCGGGGTAAACTCGCTCCCTGGTCTCGGTCACAATCCTGTGGGGTTTGGCGTGGATAGGCTGCGCTTTTCCGCAGCGGTCACATCGAAAGGACACTATCCCCTCGCTTCTCCGAAGACCTCGGTTTCAAGGGCTGCGACACGCTCTTCAAGGGTAAGGGGGGCGGGTTCACTAATTTTCTCCATATAGTTAGATGACACCCATTCAGCATCCCCAACACGCCACCATATTCCATCAACCTCATATACCAACCTCTTTTCCGGCGTCTTTCCACCAACCAGATACCCGACTAGGTTCCGGTTATCTTTATAATAAATAGGGGTAGATCGTACACTAAGCGCATTTGCTGCTGTGCAAACCGCCCAAAACGTTCCATCTTCAGGCTCTGGATCTGGTTCAATTGGCTCGGGTTCTTCAGCCCCTGGGAAGCGAGTTTCAGCGATCGGTTCCCAAAGCTCAGGGAAACGCTCTCGTGGATAATGCCACTCCCAAAAGCTGCATGCACTCAACCCTTTCGCAATCACGGCCTCAATAAACGCCTTGATATCCGCCGCCTTCGCTACCCAGCCATCATTCGTATAAGCCGCTCCCGTGGGCATAATCGGCCGCTGGATGAAGTCCTCATCTGCAAATTCCGCCAGGCAACGCTGTAGCTGCCCCACCGCGGTGCCGTCCGCCTTTTCCCAATAAACCTGGGGCATATTCGCGTCAACATATTCCAAAAACTCATTAAATGGGAAATTCGCATGATAAGACGGATAGCGGTAAGAAGAAAGTGCCATAAACATCTCAGGAAATGCACTCCGCAACGCCTGACAGTAGGTCTTTGCCTGGCTTGGACGGTTCTTATACTGCGTTTCTGCATTAATCACGAAACCGTCATAGGGGTACTTCTTTAACTCAATAATCGCCCGCTCTGCCTCTGCAATTGGGTTCTGGCCATAAACATACTGCCAAGCGATTATCTTGATACCCGCCGCGTGCGCCATTTCTACCAGATTTTTTAAATATGGTCGATTTGCCTCATACTCATAGGGTCCGTCCGCAATTTTAGGCATCAGGAACGTAATCTGTGCCTCTTGCGCCTTTTTAATTATTTGGCCAATGTCACCACCTTCACATCGGTTCAAAATCCATGTAAACATTCCCTTGCCTTTAAAATTCATTTTTCCTCACTCACTTTGTCGGGGTCAATGCCAAACTTTTTCATCAGGCGTTCAAGTTCGCGTATGCGCGCGGTCAACCGCTCTATCTTGGCGTCACGCTGGTCAAGCTGGGTTTGCAGCACTTGAACCTTCTCTTTGAATTCTGAAAGCTGCCCTTTTAGCTCTGTTATAGTCATGTCCCTATCCTTTTTGTCGCCCTCAAGTTCTTCAATGCGCTTCTCTAATCGGTCAAACTCTTTATGCCAGTATTCCTGTAAATCAAGGTCTTTTGCCGCTTTGTTTTTCCCCCTAGACGCCAGCCAGTTGATAATTGCCACACCAATACCGCCGGTTATGATGCCAATAATTATCTGTGATAATGCCAATTGCTCATGTGTCATATGCCGTTCCGTTTCATTATGGGGTCCGGTTATTGGGACCAGACCCCATCAATACTCAGTCCAGGATCATCTAAACTCAGCCCCGAATGTCTTCCTCCGGCGTCCAGTCCGGCGGGTTGAACAGCGCCTTCACTTCCGCTTCGATCAGGTCTGAAATCTGATCAATATCCAAAGTAATCCCCAGCTTTGCGAACCACGCTTCAGCTCGTGCAATCGCCCACGCCTTTTTATCTTCAATTTCATCGGGGTATGCTTCTGCTGTTTGCTCGGCCGCCTGGACAACAGTCTGTATCACATACGATATCCAGTAGGCTTCATCGGGGTTCTTTAGTGCGAACTTTTCCCATTGCGCTTTGATCAGGCCGAAGACCCAGGCGATCAACATGAGCAGCAAGGGGAGGATCAGGTACTCGATCAGCGCTCGGATGAACACGCTGACCGGCCCTTGTAGCTCCGGCAGTATCTCACCCTCAGGCGTGCATGCCGTCAAAACCAAAAGCAGCGCGCCGATTAACAAAAACATTTTCAAAACTTTCACGGATCACCTCCAAAACTAGAGAATTAAACAAAAAGCCCGGAGCGCATCCCATTTATAGGGACACACTCCGGGCTGGTCGACCAGTCCTCAGAGTTAGTTTGAGGATATTGTCATCTTAAATTATAGCATAAAATGAGTCCGAATTCTAATTATTGATTTTCCTGCTTATTGTGGTCTCCCAGGTGTCGATTTCGCCTTTGACTACTGTCAGAGTCAGTTCACCGTAACCCTCATCAAGCAGAAGGTTGAAATCATCCTCAAGCTGCTGTCGCTGACTAGCTGGTATCAGCTTGACGATATCATGCAGCGACAGCTTTCCATCAGGACGAGCGGAATAACTTTTCGGCTGGTCGCTCAGATAAGCTCCTTTTGTGATACAATTAGGTTGTCAACACCTATCACTTATCGGTTGAAGCCCTGAGCAATCGGGGCTGTTTTATTTCCGCTAGGTGCGAATTTTATCACCTAACGGAATTTTAATGACCATTAAAAGCGGGCGATCTATTAAACCCTACGCTTCTGTGGAGAGTGCCCTAACCAATGACAACACCTTAGCCACCACATACTCGCGCTTGGGGTGCATTTCGGCAAGTCGCTCGGCGGTCGCCTATGCACTCATTTTGGTAGTGCGGTTGGCTGCAACGGCGGCTGGTTCGCCCGCCTGCATCCGAAGTACAACGTAATCGCTCAAGACAATCTCGGTGATCTCAGTCTGCATGTTCGCTATTCCATGACTGTTCGTAATCGTTTGCCACTTCTCTGGCGGTATCTTCTCCGTATTTTTCTACCAGCCGATAATAAGCCCATCCTTGTTTGTATCCCTTTTCGTCGGCTGTCATAAGATATTCTTCATAATCCTCATAAGGATCATTGCTCATCATAGGCATTTTTATCCTCACTTTCAAGAACTAAAGGACACCAGTCGGGTCGATTAGGTTGGCACCATAAATATTTCATCTCAATTCCTTCCTAATACCTTCTCAATTATATTTACGGCTTTGCCGCTTTCGATCGTCTTGCGACTAAATTGAAATACAGTCCATCCCAATAGTTGTGCAGAATTAAGCTTCTCGTAATCACGCTCCAATCCCGTACCCCTTGCGTGAGCGCCTCTTGACCAAATCCCGCCCTGAACCTCAATACCCACCATCTGCTCAGGATAAGCAAAGTCGAAACGCCAACGCCTACCCATCGCTTCAAGTGCGAACATATATTCTCGTTCCGGCTCCGGCAATCCAACGGCACGAATCTGGAATAGCAAGCGTTCTTCAAGGTCGGATGGGGTCATTTACGCCTCATTACGTTTATGGGTTGCCTTCTTGTATATATTAACAAGCTCAAGCCAGCTAAGCATAAATATTGGGTCACCATCATAAAAAATCATCACGTCACCGTTTTCGCTAGCCTGAATTTCAACGTCATTGTGTGTGATTGCGGTATGCCCTTTATAAATAGTTTCCTCTTTCATCACTCACCTCCTACAAACGGCGCTAAGTTTGCCAGCAGCTCTAACATCATCGTTGTCCCTACCTGTGCTCTCGGATAAGGATGCGCTCTATTTCCTTGATGAACTTCGCAATCACTTCTTCTGTCATTTGTGGTAATTCTGCGCGCCTTTTCCCTCTGTTTTCCCCTTCGTTGCCATAGTTTTGTTTATCCAATATGGCACGATATTGAGGATCAAAAAATACAAGCGGAATAGTTCCTGTGTCAATTTTTTTCAACATAGAAAGACCATCCATTTTTTGATGTTTATCAATGGAAAGACCGTCAATATTTGTAAATTTGGGTTGCTCAACATTACGCTTATTAGAAAACACGTTATTTGTTTTGTTTTTCTTATGTGTGCTAATCACGAATTGCTGTTGCATGGCTTATTATCCTTCTCGTTTTGTTGATGTGATAATAGTTTTTGACTCGTCTTTACTCGTTGCCTCTAGTATAGCTTCCAAAACAGGAATGCGCTCAGGATTGTCATTCACGAAACCAATTATTACATCGGCATCCCAATAAATTTTTGTTAGATTAGAGACCATTGCGCAATCTCCTGATCGTATCCTCTGGTTTTTCGTCCCCAATAGTCCAGGGAATGACACCCCGCGCATTACGATAACTGCCCGACTCAACATCTGGCAGCAATTTAACATTTGTAATATCTCTAATTGTAATGGGATAGCCATTTTCTGGATTTCTCCCAATCCGGCCAGATACCTCAACGCGTTTCCCCCATATCTCACGCATGGTTTCTTCTTCGCCCTGAGAGTAATAACATTTTACAGCCTTATCAAATAAAGAGTCCCACAAAGTAAAGTAAAGCCTAGTTCGCATTGTCAAGGACTCCACGATACCCCTTATAGAACCCAAGCTGTACTTTATGGATTTGGCTTTTTCGCCCTTTAGGGTTTCGTGTTTAATCATTTATGAAAATCCTTATTTGCACATTCAATCAGCAGCAGGGTCACGCCTGCACCGCCTTCAAATCCTCAATACCCAGGTACTCGCCAATTGCCCGCGCCGCCTCTTCCCCCGTGTAGCAGACTTCCCAGGCATAGGCTTCACCAACGGCCTCACGGAACGACTCTTGGTCATCGGTCGGTTTATTGCTGCCGAACTTCATTTCGATATACAATCCGACCTTATCATCAACAGCGACTGGCACGAATACATCCCAAACGCCTTTCGTCAATCCTTCATTGATCGCTTTGCGGATGGTTCCCCAGTGACCATGAAAATACGAACCGTTGGGGATCGCGTGAATCCAATGCAGAATAGGGTACTTCTGCTCATATCGGGCTAGGAGCGCAAAGAGTAGGGCTTGTTCGTCATGCTCAGACATCAGGCCACTCCCTTACCGCCGGTAATTCGTCAGTGTTTCCGGTAAATCCGTTACCAGGCTTCTTGAAGAAAAAGGGGACATCAGCATCAAGACATTGGCGGCACAAATCTTGCGCCCATTCCGCTTTCATTTCTCGCGCACCAGGGCCTGTCTCGCCACCGCAAATGACCCAATCAAGTAAATCGATTACTTCTGGAATAAACTCTGGAAGATTCAAAAACTTCTCATGTTTTGGTAGCCAGTACCTCAAATCAATCTCGCCCAGCATCGGCTCAACGCTGACAAAATGAACGAACGCATCTGTTTGGAGAAGTAGCGGTATCCGCTCATTCGCAGTATCCTGATTTTCAGTAGTAACGCCGAGCCAGATATTCGGAATAAAATCACCGCCACCGAGGTAATAATTTCCTTCTTTTCCGTAAAGGACATCCAACATCCTTTGAGGTCTTTTTGTGAGTACCTGAAAAGTGTGCTGTTTCGCGGCACTCATCACCTCAAAAATATTGACGATATAGTCTGCCGGAACATCTTCGTGAAATAAATCTCCCATCGAACAAACAAATATTATGCGAGGTTTTCTCCATTTTAGAGGTTGATAAAGTCTGTCTTTGTGTAATGTTATATCAAAGTGATTAGGGGCTTCCGGATAACCACAGCGACCAGCCAACCGTCTTGCCATACGCTCTGCATAACAATTCCTACACCCCGTGGAGATCTTTGTGCAACCGGTGACAGGGTTCCAGGTTTCGTTAGTCCATTCTATATTTGTTGGCATTAATAAATCTTCTTTCAACTCACTCTTATTCCCAAGGCCTTTACCAGCCTCGGTTTGATTTCATCATTCGGCTGCTGCCGGCCCTTGCAAATCTTGTGAACCATTGACTCGGACACACCCAGGGCATTGGCTAATTCAATTTGAGTAAATCCCTTCTCAAGCCTTGCCCGCTCAAATTTCGTCAAGCCGTCCTCGCCGTCAATTCCGACAATCTCACCGGCGTTCCAACCGTCAATCGCCTGCTGTTGTGTCTTGAAGGGTAGGCTCTTGGTGTGGCACACCAGACAGATCACATGCACCTTTTTCCCTTTGAATTTGGGGAGGCACGTCGGCCCAAGCCTGCGTGAAGGAAGACAATATTTCGCCTGACACGTCGGGCAATCGTTTAGCTCCACATCGAGGGACTGGTTTATTTGCATATCTGAGTATTTATCGATCACCTGTGGTCTCCTTTACTTCCAGCGTCAGGACAATCCCGAAGCCAATCACCGGCACTGCCAGTCTAAAACAGCGTGTCTTGACTTTGCTCAACACTCTCTATCGACCTCATTAGTTCCAGCGCCTGATCTCTGGTAAGAACTATTTGCCTGGCATCAGTGTCGTCGTTTACAACCAGCAGATAATCACCGTTCTTTTGAGCCAGCAGGAGCGCTTCGTTTTCAGAGTCCTTCTGGGCCGCCTCCCAAATCGTTTTGTTTAGCTCGTAACCGCCAAATTCAAGTGGTACTTGTTAGACATCTTTGCGCCTTTCGTCGGTGAAATTTTGGGTCCACGATCCCAGGCAAACACGCCCTGGCATAATCATGTGTCTTCGCAGAAGACGTGCTTCCGTCAGACTGATATATCGACCACATACCTGACACTTAGCTCTTGTTTTCCTGCGACCTGATTTAGCGAAGTATCTTTTAGACATTTCAATCCTCCAGCCCGGGCCAGTCTAAAAGCTTACCCAGCTCCTTCACCAAGTCAGCGGGGTCGCAACCCTCAGAATTCGCAACAGTTCTGAGGCGACCGTCAGGATAAAAAAACCTGCAGAAGACCACGCCGTTTTTGTTGACGCTGGTCACATAGCCAAGCTCGCAATCAGGATGGTTTTTGTCACCATTGGCATGGGTAGGAACATAAATAATTTTGTCGCCTTTTTCAAATTCAATCTTCGATTTTGACATTTCAATTCCTTTCTACACTTTTTCGGCTTGCTCAAACCGATAGATAACCAAATTCTCGCTGATCCGTCGTGTGATTTCTTCCGGATCATCCGTGTTATAGATCTTCCGTACCATTGACCAGACTTCAGCTAGTGTCGGCACGGTGTTGTAGGTGTGTTCTTTCAGCAACCCCGAGACAACCGCTTCAAGCGCTGCCAGGGGAAGATCCCCGAGTTGTTTTTTGTATACCTTAAGTTGGCTTTGATTGACCGGCTTTCCGATAGCCGCCCAAAGTTGGGATAACACTCCGGTCCAGTCAACCACTGCAGCTTGATGAATCTGTTCATCCGTCCAGAACTCATTCTTTGTAATTGTCGTTTTCTCAGATTTCGTCATTTTCAACCCACTCTCTAATCAATTCCTCGTTTGTTTTCCCCTGGTTCTTCGGATCGTTTTCGGAGTTTCTCGCCTGAGCGATCCCGATTGCATAATTCTCGTAGCTGGTCGGCTTCGTTCCCCGGTATTTCGGGTTCGCATCCTGAGCATCGATCGCCGCCGCGTAATCTTCTGCAGTGACGCCTTGGTCTTTGAATTTTTTGATCATTTGAGAGAACGAGGCACCGTCTGTTACCAGGCGTCCTTTTTTGGTTTGATAGATTTCCATACAGGAGTCGAAAAGGGAATCGGTTTGGGCGCTCTGATCTAATTCTGATTCTGAATCTGTATTTGAATCTGTATCTGTATCTGTATCTATAACGTTACCGTAACGTTTCACTGTGTCTGACTGTTTACGTTTCTTCTCGCGGTGTTTTTGAACCCGAATAGAAACATCGTCACTTTTGAATTGTCTGCCGTCCCAGTTCTTTATTTCCCATCCCCCATCACCTTTTTGTAGCATATTGTATTTTTCAAACAACTCAAGCAAGGTCCCAAGCTCATCCTCGGGCATTCCGGTTTCCGCTGATAGGTCAATTAATTCATAGGGGATGTCCTTCGAGATTAATAGACTGCCGCGATCTTCACACTCATTCGCGAGAGATAATAAACATATCCAGACCCCGATCACCTCGACTTTGCTAAATTCGGTCGCACGATAAATGCGCCTTAGCTTTTTATCGTCCATAATTTCGCTATAAACCCTAAACCAGGGCATTGGTGACATCGTGCCTCCTCATATGTAAAAATCCCCGCCATCCTGAATAAGCGATCCCGATTGCTTAGGTCGGGGGTTAGGATAGCGGGGATTCTCTGCCTATTCTAATAACCCATATTGACCTAAGCACCTTCAATCATAAACGAAAACGACGCCCCTGTCAAGCCTCACCCAGCGGAAGTCGCGGCTGCATCAGGGCTTCCTTGATGCGCTTGCGGGCTATGGCGTAATAGTCAGGGTCAATCTCGACACCGATAAACTTACGTCCAGTCTGAACGCAAGCCACGCCGGTAGTGCCTGAACCCATGAAGGGGTCGAGGATGGTGTCACCGGGGTTGGTTTTCATTATTAGCTTTTTCATTAAAGAAATTGGCTTTTGCGTAGGGTGACCATCAGGCCCATCAGATACAAGCTCTTTTTTACAAGCCCTAAAATTTGGAATAATCGCCATCTCTCTAAAAACCATGCACTTTTTACCAAAATCTTTTGTATATATTTTTTCAAATTGATGCCCTGCCACATTCCCAATTTTAGAGTTTGGGTGTATTGGAATAGATTTATGCCAAATATGAAGCGCATCATAATCAAATGGAAACTCGTAATTAGCCGCCCAAAATACCGCAAAGGGATATTCATTTATAAATTCCATTGAGGGTAACAAAACAGACGAATCAAATAAGTCGTCGCGTCCTAAATAAGGCGGGTCAGTAATCACCGAGTCCACACTCTTATCTGGTATCTCTCGCATCACCTCAAGGCAATCGCCCTGCCAAATTTCTACACCATCTGCTAGTGTTTCATGCTTCATTCTGTCAACTCCTTCACACTCACCCCAAGCGCGTCTGCCAGCTTCTACACCGTAGCCTTCTGGGGTATGCGCATCCCACGCTCCAGACATGAGATTGCCACGTTTGTCACGCCGGACAATTCGGACAGCTCCCTCTGTGTAATATGCGCCTTGTATACCCGCAGGCGGTACAGGTTGTCAGCTATCATAGTTAGCTCCCTTCAATCGTCAGTTGTGTCACGCCGTCAGCAACGGGAACGAAACTCCCATACTGCAATCGTTCCCTTGCGTTAGTTGTCAGGTATTCAAAGTTCAGGTCAAGCCCGATTGCGTTCCTGCGGTGCTTTCGTGCTACCATGCAAGTTACACCAGACCCAACAAACGGATCCAGTACCAATCCACCTTCGGGGCATCCAGCCAGAATACATGGCTCAATTAGTTTTGGCGGAAATGAAGCATAATGATTTCCATGATACGGGACCGTTGCAATGTGCCAAACATCCCGAAGGTTGGCCATAGGGTAATAGCCTGTTTTTCTTATTCCGTTTACTCTTTCGGTTGGAAATCTTTTTCGTGCCACCCTTGCCCGCTTATCGTGTTCACCGCCCTTTGTTGGCGTTTTTACAGCCTCGTGATCGTACCAATAGCGGTCCTGTTTTGTAAACATAAAAACTTGTTCATGGCTGCTTGTGGTCCTATCCTTTACGCTTTCCGGCATACAATTTTTCTTAGCCCATATATTCTCCGATCTCAAATACCAGCCCCGATCACGAAACGCAAACGCAATCATCCAGGGTATTCCAATTAGGTCTTTTGGCTTTATCCCATTTCCCGCACCGCCAGCCCTTGCCTGATAACCTTTTGATAAGTCGCCATGTTTCCAGCCTGTTTTCCAGTCGCTTGTTCCTGGTGTGTGGTTTGACGCCCAGCTATCTCCAATATTTAACCAAAATACGCCATCGTCTTTAAGCACACGCCAAATCTCGTCAGCCACCAAGCACATGGACTCAACATATTCCTGCGGTGTAATTTCTAATCCAATCTGGCCATCTACTTTGTAATCACGCTGGCCATAATAAGGCGGACTGGTCACAACGCAATTCACGCTGTTATCAGCAAGCGGTATTCGTTTGGCATCAGTGTTAATTAATAAATTCATGCCCTAGCCAATACTCCCCTGTCAGCACCGTCTTATCCTCAATCACCTTCACTCCGTCCGCTTCCAGGTCTCCCTCAGTGTGCACACGCACCACGTTGGGGGTAACGCCGTGCTTGCGCCGGTAATGCGCTATGGCGTCGGGTAGGGGCGTGTCAAGGGAGTAGATGTTGTGGGTCATGGGGCGCTTTCTTCTGTAAAATCCAAAACGGATACTAATTCACCCATATTTGTAAAAGGATAAATCGTTGAAAAACCTCGCGAACATTTACAGCAATATGCGTAACAATCAGACGTTACCTCCCATTTTTTACATCCACAAAAAGGGCATCCTTTCTTAAGCCATGAATACTCCATAATAGTTGCCTTTGCTCCAGGACGATTTACAAATTCCTTAAATTCTTCATATGTTTCCATCTCTCACACCTCCAATTTCTCTTGTATCCACACCCGCTCCCCCTGTGTCCGCAGGTGGGCTTCCGCTTCACGCCTGGTAGCAGGGACAAAGTACCCGTCCTGCCAGATAACGGGGAGTTCGGATAGGGCGTCCGGAAAGTCCATGGTCACCAGTTGGGCATAGATATCATCCATCACATCCAGCAGGCGTTCGACCTCACTGGAATGCCCCTCACGCATGATATCCATGATCCTGACGCGCCGGTCAAGGTCAAGGTTGGATTTTGGGTAGGTCATGGCTTTACCCTCCTGGTTCTAATAGGAGCGAACTCATCATTGAATTAAAATGTGTTATTTCCTCCTGTGTTATTCGTGACTGGATATCTATCTTTAGTTTATGAATTTGG